GATTTAAAGTTCCAGATAAGAATTGATTAACTTGATTATTTGTATTTTGTTGTAATTGCGAATTTTCTAGTGCCGTTCTATTATTACCAAATGCACCTCGTGCAGCTTGTCGTCTTCTCAACTGTGCTTGTTGGTCAGAACCTTGCTGATTGATTGTTTGCAATCCTTGATTAATAACTTGTTGCTGATATGGATTCATATACTGAGCAGCTTGTTGTGCGCCAAACTGTTGTGACGTAATTGAATTTGGATCAGCAAGAGTCATAGCACTAGAGCCAGCGTTATTTGCGATACCAGACATTGCTTTAGTATAGTTTTTACTACCTGGTGCTGTATAATTGCCTTCGGCATCATACATATTTTTTAAGTAGTCAGTACCTCGTGTTTGCAAATCATTTTGCTTTGCAAATCGTTGAGCTGGATCCGCATCATTGTATTGCTGATATGGCGAAGCTGCAATTGTATCCGCCATTGTAATATTTTTCTTTGTCGCATCTCTTAACCAATCAGGTATTTCTGTTGCCTGAACTTGAATTGGATTTTGACCTCCGCCACCCATGCACATAATTGTATCTCCTTATAATTTTGTGGTGTAAATTCCGCCTGCTCGTGTAAAGCCTGCTTTATTAAAAAATTTATCTTTTGCTTCAATATGTCTACCGTCTAAGACTGACATAATTAAAGGTTGTTTGTGTTTGTTAGAAAACTTTTTTAGTTTTTTTAAAAGTTGTTGACCAACCCCTGTATGTTGTACAGAGGAGTCAACGTAAAAGAACGCATCAAATAATCCACCTTCATCTGAGAACCACATGTTATTCCAATAGCAACCGATAGTGCCATTGAGAATGCCTTGTTTATCTTGACTCACCCAACACATTTTATTTGTAACATGTTGAGAGATATATTTAACGGCACGTTCTTGATTGATTGCTGGATAAGTTGTACTCGCTTCTGAGTGCATCTTTTCCAACATGATAAAGATATCAATCACATCTTCTTGAAGGGCTAGTCTAATCATTATTCGTAATTGTAAATTCCTCTATTGATAGTTCTTTTTAAAGGATCATTTAATAATTGTGCTAATTCTTCTTCTGATAGAAGTTCTAACGGTTTATTAAATTCAGCTAACGCTTTAGCTTTAAGTTCTGCTTGTTCATCAGAAGCATCTTGAGCAGCCCCTGCGGTTACTGAACCTGCAGTTGACGCTCCCGCATTGATTGCAGTTGATGCATTCATACCACCTGCTGTACTGTTAGCCACAGTATTGGCTGCTGTACTACTAGGGCCAAACATATTATATGCCGCATCGCCAACTGATATTGGAGGTGTAGCTGTACCAGAAAGAACTGGACCCGACACTCCAGGTCCAAGATTATTACCAAGCATTGGATCTGATGCAGGAATATTATTACCTGTAACAGGATTAACACCGCCTGTTGATCCACCACCCATAAAGTTTGAGCCAGACGCCATATTACCAGCACCAGTCAAACCACCTGAAATTACTGCTCCAGTTAAACTTGACTCATGGTCATTACCTACTACTCGGTTAGCGGTATAGTTAACTGCCGCTGCTCCTAATGGATTAGCCATTAATGCAGGTGCCAAAGTAGGCATAAACATTGAAGCTGCAATTGGCAAGATAGTTCTTAGCATTTTGTTTTTTTTAATTTTGTCTCTAGCTTTTTTAAGTTTCTTTTTTAAGCCACTTAAAAAATATTCAGGGTTACCTGTAGTTGGATTAATTTTATTGTCTGCCATTCCCACAACAAATTCTAATGGGTTAATACCCGCACTTTCAAACGCATCTCTTACGGCTGTTAAGACTTCTTCAGTTTGTGCATCAAGTGGAATTATAATCTCTCCAGGAGTTAAGTGTCCTAAAACACTATCACCACCTCGACCTGTTTGTTCTGCAAAAGCCTGCATGTTTGGGTTCATGCCTGCTTGAGGGGCTTCTTGCCCCGGTTGTGGCATCATGGTTGGTGCCATGCTCATATTATCTATTGCCATTATTTTAGTACTCCTCGGTTTTTTAAATCTGCAATGAGTGTTGCCACTACATTTGCTAATTCGGTTAAAGTTGTAGTTGACACATTATAAGTCCTAGTGTCGGTTGAATTACTAGTAACGTAAGGTTCTTTATTCACTAAAGATAATTGTCTTACGATCTCTTCTAGTTTTGATGATACGTCATTGGTATAACGAGTATCGTATTGTTCAGGTGCTGAACCTAAAAATATTCCTCTTTTTGCCATTACCTACGTCTTCCCGCAGGAGCAATATCAATTCTGTTTTTACCCATACGATAGTGTCCGCCAACAACATTACTTTGTAATTTAAATGACAAAGTTCTGGCACTGTTACGCATATCAATTTTTTCTGTTGATGGTGAAATGGCATAAGGACCAATAGTTTCAACTACTGAATTAGGTTTATCTTTTAAATCTACTGTTAATAAAATATCACCTGTTTGGTCTTCAAAATCAGGTACCCATCCAAATAGATCTGCAATCTGTTCACCGTCTGCAATATCAAGTGGTGCTGTTTGTAAAGTGCAATCCATTGCTGACCCATCATCATCTGTACCTAACTCGTGTTGGTAAATATAACTTGCACCATCTTCATTCGAAGCTAATGGGTAAGGCCAAGTAGGAGCGTCAATCCAAGCTGATCGATCCATTGTACCAACTGACCAAGTGCCTTCTTTCATATTATAAATAACATAACGATTGTTAAATGTAGAATTTGCCGTTGGGTAAAACCACCATACTTCATCGTGTTTTGAATTGTGAGCTGCAAACACTTTTGATCTTTGATCAAAGTTAAAGTCATCAAAAACAAAACGCTCAATTGGGCTAGAGTTTAATTTTTTAGCATAACCATCATACATAAAGAAGTTTTGTTTAGTCATCCAAAAAGACATACCACCAACTTCAACTGAGGCTTTAGGAGCAATTAATCCACAGTTAGTACCTACAATGTTAAAATTAAAAACTAATGTGTCGGCTGTAAACTGCATTAAAAAAGCAGTTGTGTCAGACCATAATAAAATGTTTCCACCTCTTAACCTTTTGCCACCTACCATAATCGTTCCACCTGATAGCAAATTTGAGCCAGCATCATTATCCGAAGCTGCGGTCCATTGTGTAAAGTCTTCTTGATCAGACCAAGATACTTTCATTGGATCTCCATCTGAACCAAAACAAACAAGATGTCTTTGTTCTGTAACAACAATACCTTGATTATTATCTGGTGTATTAACACTAACAATTTGTGAAGTGTCAGTTGATGCATCATAATAATATGGACGATCACCACTAGGACAAAATATTAAATCTTCACCCCAGTTATCCATGGTAAAAGTTTTTAATGCAAGTATAATGCCACTACCACTTGTACGAGGAGTACCATAAGTGCCTTGGTTCCAGGTACCTGTACCATAACCAAAAGAAGCAAACGCTGAAACATTACCAACAGCCATATAATAATAATAATTTAAGTTACCACTATGTGTTCCTGAAGCATTAGCATTAGTTGCTGAAGTTATAATATAATTGTTAGCATCAGTTACCGCAGTAACTTGAAAGTCACCATTTAAAACTACATTATTAAAAGTGACATTAGTTAATTTGATCCAATCGTTCTCACCTAAAGCGTGAGTAGTATGAGCAATACTAACTTGGTTTGATCCGCTAGTGGTAGTGATAGCATTGGTTAATGTGCCTGTGCCATTAATACGATAGGGCGTACGATCATTTAAATAACCATTTTTATAAATATAAAATCTTTCTGTAGTTACAGCACCAATTAAATCTGTTTGATCATTAGTTGACCATGCAGCTAATGCTCTCGGTGTACCTGTTAAAGTTTGTGTTGATAGCTTTGACCATCCACCAATCTTTTCGGGTTGCCCGTTTTTAAATCTAATTTTGTCAGCATCAATAAATCTACCTTCAGATGCATATTCAGTTTCATCTTTAACTACTCCAGGGGCAAATTGTATTGGTTGTAATGTCATTATGAAATCCTCTGTGCTATAAACATAAGCGACCATTGGGTTGTAACTGAATTTTCACCATTACCACTAGTATTAGTACCTGTCTGACCGCTTGTAATTGCCCGCCATGTTCCTGTTTTAGTAGAAACAGTAGATGTATTCTCTAGACTAGTAGATCTACTTACTCGGTTTTGTTCTGACGTAAATTGACCAGTGTAGTCAGCTATTATGTGATTACTTTGACCTGCTCCTGAACCAGTATAAGGTCCACTATTAAGTACAAGAGTGCTTGGAGTAAATGTAGTGCCTACACTTACTGATACTGGGTTAACATTGTTTGCATAGCCGTCTGACCTTAGTTGAATTAAAAAAGGCATAATACTGCCTATGTCTGTATTTGCACTTGGTACTGCTTCTACTCCCGTTAAAGCAGAACCGTCAATTGCAGGTAAAGCACCTGTTAAACCACTTGCACTTGCATTAATAGAGCCAGTTGCTGTTATGTTGCCAGTAATTGAAACTCCGCTCGTGGTAGTTTCTAATTTTTTAGCATTAGTTCCGTTGTAGTGTAGTTCAGTTGAACCTCCATCATTTCCTACTAAAAATCTATTACCTCCTGAAGAATCAGTAAGATATAAAGACCCCTGTCCTGAAGTTCCACCTCTTATATATAGAGTACCTACATTTCCTCCATCAAGATAAGAATTAGCACCATCATGTTTTATGGTAAATTCATTACCCGTTCCTAAACTTAGTACATCACTATCACTTAAACTAATACCTCCACCACTAGCTACATCTACTTTAGCATTTAGTTGACTTTGTATATCAGAAGTAACTCCATCTAATCTTTGAAATTCAGTATTTGAAACCGAGCCATCAGCAATTTTTGATGCGTCAATCGCTGCACTTGTATTTATATCAGCGTTAACAATTGATCCATCAACAATAGATGTAGTAATAGTTGGGTCAGATGAAAAATCAGTAGCAACCGAACCACTAACAACTCCGCTTAAAGTAATTGTTTTATTAGCAGAGAAACTATTAGCAGGGCTAGTTGCTTCAACTATATTTGAGCCATCACCATAAACAATACTTTTTAATCCTTGCGTAATAACTACGCCTGTTCCTGAATTACTTTTAAAAGTTAAAGTATAAGAGCCACTAGTATTATTAAATATAATATATGGTTTAGTGTCATTTGATGCGGTCTTAACATCTATATTACCACTTAATGTGCCTTGAAATTCTATAATGGCAAAACTAGATTCAGAATCTGATAATATAACATTAGAGCCACCACCTACACCTTTGACTAGACGTTGAGCAATTGCCTTATCAATTTGATCGATGGTTCCATTTAAAACATTTCCCCAATTGTTAGCTTCAGAACCAATATCAGGTTTAGCTAAATTTAAATTTGAAGTTACAGTAGTAGTCATAAAATTCCTTTACGTTTTAATAATGTAATTAACAAACACATGTGGATTTAATACGCTAGTGCTTGAGCCAGAAAAACTAGGTGTTATAGCAGAGCCATTAAAACTTGCCGAACCAGTAAAATTATGATTATGACTTTGCCCACCACCAAATGAATATGTTAATTTTCTTGAGTTGCTACCGCCTTCACCATACCATCCAACACCATAGTTTGAACCATTGCCGTCATCGCTAAAAGCACCAGTCTCATTTCTTTGAATGTATTGATCACCACCTGCACCACCTCTAGTTAAAAGTTCAACAGTACCACTAACAACAGGTATTTGTGCCTCAGTTAAAGCGTGGTTTGTTACTGAACCAGTTACTGTTACTGAGCCTGATGGTGTTATAGCAGCAACTGAGCCATTAGGAGTTACTGTTTCACTTCCGCCTGTAGCACCTAAACTGCCTGCCGAACCAGCTCCACGAGCAACATTGCCATCAAAGTCTGGAATGTTAAATGTTGTACTTGAAACACTGCCATAAGCAGTACCGATTACTGCAAATAAAGCAGAATAGGTTGATCTAGAAACTGAAGCACCGTTACATAATAAATATCCGCTTGGGGCAGAGGTGCCTCCAAACATTGATATCATTCCAGTTGGCATTGGATCTGTACCAAAAGAGGTACTAATAGAAGCATTACCACTTACAAAATTAGCTGTTCCAACAACTGCCCCTGTCAGTGCGACTGTTGCGTCAGCAACATTAGCAGGTGTCCAAACGGCTGTAACTATATTACCTGCAGTGGTAGCGATGTAAATAATTTTATTAGAACTATCTACGCATACTTGGCCAATAAAATCTGCGGCAACATTATTATTAGGGTCACCTGTAAATCTTAAACCAATAGCTGCATCGATTGCGTCTAAATTACTGTTAATTGTGTTACCCCATGAATTCGATTGTTCACCTGGACCTGGTTTTTCAAGTGTTAGGTTTGAAGTAAAAGTTGATGTCATAAGTTATTTCCTAAGTAGTTGCTACAGTTAATAAAGTGCCTTGTCGTTCAAAGTCACTTTCACGCATAGCTTGGTCTATTTCTGCCACAACAATTTGCATCCAATATGCTTTTTCAGCATCGTCTTTTAAATACTCATTAGCAAATGCACACGTTGCAGCTAATAACATTCTTGGATATCTTTTTGTTAAAAAATTTTCTGCATTAGATGAAGTTAAGGCGGCAGGTTCATTAAAATAAATCATTTCATAACTGTAATCAGCATTAGCAACTAAATTAAAATTTATGTTTGAACCATCTGTATAATATTGAGTTGGTACACCTTGAGTTCGAGTATTACCTGATGAATAAGTAATTGACGCTTGTAAGACTTCTGGTAGTTTTCGTGTAAGTACAGAATTATTTGCTCCAATAAGTTTAACTTGTTTAGCAGCTAGATAATCATTTGGTAAGGTTACTGATGATGTACCAGAACTAATGGTACCACTAACAGTTGTTAATTGATCTCTCAGTCTAAGTCTGCGATAAAGAAATGCTTCTGCTTGACGAATTAAAATTGCAACAGGAACATTCTGATTGACAAAATTACGGATACTACCCTCAGTAGATTTATCCGCAGTTAATTGATGATAATTCATTTAAGTTCCTTTTTTAAATTGGGATAGACCCAGCTTACGCTGGATCCATTCCGTCTGAGCCAGTGTCTTTGACTTTACCCATTGGTGTGTAACCTTTGTCTAGTAGTGACTCAGATTTGCCATCCAATGCTTTTTTATATCCATGAGGATTAGAAGGAACAGAAGTTCCTTTACCTAATGCATCCCCACCGATGTCTTGTGTATTTGATCTGATTGCATTGCTGTAACCAGTTGTATCTTTCATTCCATATTTTGGCATGATGTATTCTCCTAATTAAAATTAATTATCGTTCGTTAGCAAAGTAGCCACGATCTAAAAATCCTGTGTGGTCGTAACCTTTTAGTCTTGCACCTTTAGGATCGTTTTCCATGTTCTCAGTGCTATCTTTAAGGCAATAACCTTTGTCATGATCCAAGTCACTCTTGTTCATTACGCCAGTCATTTGATTCTTATCGAATTTCTTTTTTTTCATTTCCATGATGATGTCCTTATAAAAATGGAAGGAGTGCCATAAGCACTCCCTCCAATTGGTATTATGTAGCGGAATCCCACTTCACAATTCTAGCTTGTGCAGCTGTATCGTGAACTAGACCAAAGCCACCTAGGTAGTACCATGCGATACCTCTAGAACGACCATAGTCAGTAGGAATTTTACCACGCATTTCTTCAGGTATTGCAATTGCTTCGGCTACAGTATCTGCACCAAAGAAATAACAAGCATTAGATTTGCCGTTAGTAAATTCTCCTGCTGGAGTTCCGAATCCACCTTTAGCAACATTTGTTTGCTCGATGAATCGTACGTTCTCATATCTTCCAATTTCGCCATTCATGATCATTTGGAAACCACCATCAGTGTACTGATGAATAGATTCTAAATCATTTTTAACGCCTCTGAAAGTTGATGGGTGAGCGATCGCATAGTAGTCATCATTGATGTATGCAGGAATATCTCTTTCCTTCATGATATCAACAATAGCTTTAACGTGATCTTTACCCATTGCAACGTCATTAGTTACTGAAGTAGTTCCGTCAGCATCTAGAGTTACAGCAGTAGTTGATGTACCTCCAGTTGGAACTACAGCAAGTGGTGTAGCTTTGAACTGAGCATGTGCTGCCCCGTCAAATGCTTTCTTAGCATCGTTCTTTAGAACTTTGTTAATCACTTCTGTAACTGAGTGTTTTGATAAATCATCTAACTTACTAGAGTAGCCAACGCTGTTGCCGTACTCAGTAATTGTTAATTGATTTTGTTCTACAGTAAAACTAGTTTCAGGAATTGCTGTGCCTTCAGTTAAAGTTGTACCTGCAGTACCTACATCGCTGTAGATATTCCAGTTAAACTTATCACCTTTAGATAGACCTTTATTAGTCGCATCTTTAGCATCACAAAACTGTCTAAACTTTACCATAGGTTGCACAGCCATTCTAAGTACATCAGACAATTCGTCTGAATACATAAAACCACCGGCAGAATTTGTACCCCATACTTGAGCCATATTCTTTATTCTCCTATTTTAGTTTATTTATTTGTTTAAGTTAAAGTTGACCTCGTCTTTTTTGCATCATACGCACAACATCCGATCGAGTAGGAGGTGGAGGAGTATCCTCGCCTATACTTGCGGTACTTGAGGTAGATGGTTTGACGACATCTGCGCTCTGCCTTTTAGCTTCAACTTTTTTTATTGACGCTTTAGGTTTCGCTTTTTTTTCACCATCAACATTGGACAGTTTAGATTTTGACCATTGATCAACAGCCTCACACGCACTTCTAAATAACTCCGAGTCTGATCTCGAATTGCCACTTTGGGCATCTTCGGCTCTCATCTCGTGTACATATTGTGCAGCTAGGTATGTAGTATTTCGGTCTGCAAAAACATCTGGGTACTCTTGCCCCAGATCTTTTAATAGGTTATCGAAAGCAACTTTGTTTTGAACTTGCTGTGTCGCTTGTTCGGCTGCTTGTCGTGCAATCGCCATCTCATCAATTTTTGGTTGTTGAGGTGTGCGCGTTTGCAAAATTTGTTTTAAAGCATTTTTAGCTGTATCACCTTCACCAAATTGAATATCATGAACCAACTTATTAAGTTGTTCATCATTCATTTCTGATTCAGGTTTCTCTTCTACTTTCTCTTCTGCTTTTTGCTCTCTCAATTGTGCTAACTGTTCGGCTTGAGCCTTCATAGTTGCAGCTTCTTGAAATTTCTGCGTAGCAGAGTCTGCCATTTGAGCCATACGTTTTAATTCATCAAGGCTAACATCTTTTTCTTGGCCATTGACTTTAAGTTTGTACGTTTCAGCTACAGGTGGTGTAGTAGGTTCTTCAGCTTCTTCTTCAACTGATTCCGCTTCAACTTCTTCTTGCTCGGAATCACTTGCTTCTTGAAGAGGTTCGTCTTCAGCAACAACTTCGCTATCGGGTTCTGCTTTAACTTCTTCTTCTTGTTCATATGCTTCTGGTACTTCAGTTTTTAACTGCTCTTTTCTTGCAGCTATAATAGACTCCAAGGTATTATTTCTTGGATTAAGTAGTACTCGTTCTTGGTCAGCAATCTCTTTACGTTTTTCTTGATCGCTTCTAGTATCTTCTTCGTTAACCTCAAGGTGAGGTGTTTCTTTTGGGGCGTTCTCAACAACAGCTTCAGTAGCTTCAGGTTGAGAGATGCCCTCTTGGGTGATCTCTTCAGACATTATGTCCTCCTATGTTATTTATTTAAATCTTCTTCTTGAATAATTTGCTCGGCAAGTATTCCTCGGTCGATTTGTTTCTTCAGATATTCTGTAAGCATAAAGAAAATTCTTGCATCATTTTGCAATTTTCTAACTGTGTCGACTTTAGTTGCATCGGTTGCAATTAGTTTTCTTATAGCTTCACTAGAATCTTTTTTCGCCTGTGCTAAGACAGCCGATAAGCCTGTGTTGTCAGCTAATTCTTTTTCTATGTCCATTGCTTTACGAGCAATTTTGAACAGTGGGTCTTGAGCAAATTGGTCAAACATTTGCTCTTCATTAAAATCTAAATCTGCGGGCATTTAGTTCCTTACTTTAAAGGTTTAGTGAGAATTGATAGAGCTTGACTTTTTAATTTAAAAAAATGTTCTGCATCAACTAACACGAGGGGTTTAGTATTATTTTTTTTTATAACCAACAAAGGCTCATACTGTTTACAGTTAGCCTTTGCTTGGTCATAGGCTTTCCATACATTAATCTTTTCTGTGTTTTTACATTCAATGCTGTATGGAAATTTGCGTCTAGCAAGTGGAGACATCATTACATCTTCACCGCCAGCTCCCATTGAACGACTTTCAAGATCACCTTCTTCTAAATAAAAAATTTGTGTTAAAATATCTCGGACCCATTGTTGTAGTCTTCGACCTTTAGCTTTAGCACTTTGTGTTTTCATGAGGGCAATCTTAATTAGTACTTCTTACCTAATGGCTTATACATTGGACCTTTTTTAGTAGGGGTCTTTTTAGGTTTTGGTTTTTTAGCGTATGGTTTTTTATCCATGGGTTTCTCCTGTTATTTATTTTTCTTTTTTTTCTTAGGGAAGCCAGCTTTCATATTGGCGTAGGCTTTTTTAGAAATGGTACTGTTCTTTTTACTTCTAGATGTATTATTACGTTTTCTTTTATTTATATTTTCATAGAGTGACATAATTTCTCCTTACCACTTTACTTTGTTAGCCCAATAAGCCGCACTCATTTTACCTTTAGCAATATTTTTACCGTGCCTAGCTTTAAAGGAATCTGATCTTTTAGTTTTAGTTCTGTCGCCAGTAACACCTTGTTGGCCAAAACGAATTGTCTTAACTTGGTCACCAGATTTTGCTACTACCACATGAGATTTAGTTTTATGGCTAGGTGTGCGTTTAGGTTTATTGTAACCACTCACACCTGCACTTTTTAATCGAGAGTCTTTATCACTCATGATTAACCGAAGATAATTACAATTAAAGCAATTACCGCTATTGATAATGCAGCTCGTTTGTGCATCGGCATAGCCATAATTTTATCTTTTATCCAGTTGATTTTTTCCATTATCCTTGTCTCCTATTTTGATTGTTAACTAATGTCATTTGCACTTGTTGATCTGCTTGTCTTAATTTAATTTTGCTATCAATCATCTTCTCTGCTTCACGCAAAGTTAACTGTGCTTTTAATCTTTGACTTTCATTCTGTTGTTTCATTTGCTCCAACATTAAGTCACCTTGGTTTTCCATTTCTTGCTCTTGGATATTTGCTTGAGCTGCTATTTGAGCAATCTCAACTTTGTTTTGCATTTCTGCTTGTTTGTCATTTAATGCTTTTTCCATTTGTGCAACTTGATCTTGCAATTGTTTCATTTGCGGATCATCTTCGCCAAAGTTAAAGAAACGCATTCCGTCTTTGTAGCCAAGTTTACCGAATATTTCGGTAATAATTTCTTTTACATTAAGTGCTTGAGCAACAGATGGACCAACTAGTTGTGAAACTGTTTGAGCGCCCATTGTAAATTTTTGTAATTGTTCCATCGGATTTGTTGAACCAATACCGACATTTACATTAAGAGATAATTTTTGTTTTAAGATCTCGTCAGTCACTTCATCGGTACCGTAAGTTTTGTACATATCAATATCTTGGGCAGCTAACTGCATAACCACTTGATCGGTTTCATAACTTTGTTCTAGCTGAACTAGTTGACGTATTGTTGGTTCAACCCAAGTTTCAGAAAAAATTCTTAAATCGTATTCACCAATTGCTGATGCAGCTCCACTTATAAGTTGCATTCCACCAACAGTTTCATTTAATGATTTGTTAGATTGCACTGAACTTGTAGAAAAATTTCCAGCAATTTCATCAAAGTCTAAGTTTAATCTATCTTGCTCAATGTAACTTGATTGCGTAACATCAGGCGCTCTATTAATAACAACATCCGAAGACGGATCTTCCATTAATACAACACCGCCAGGTGTACTGCGAACCAGCGCGTTAAGATCAATATTCCTCCCTTGGCGGGCAAACATTCTTCCGTTTAGTGCTAGTTTTATATTGTCAAGTCTCTGATTCGCAATATCGTTTGTCTCTTTCTGAATTTCAGAAGTTAACGAAACTTTTGATTGAGGATAAATTTTATGTGCTTCAAGAACTGTGTAACCCATTGTGAAAGGTCTAACCCCATGTAAGTACACTTCTTCAACTGGTCTTGGTGTTGTTAATAGTTGCTTTGTAGAAAGTGAATAGAAGTGATAATCCTTACCATCTTTTTTAACAAAGTTTTCATGTACCCAAATAATTTCATAATCACCAACTGTTTTAGTTGAGGTGTCAGTACTGTCTTCTCTATAATCTTCTCTAGCTGAACGAGTAGAGTCATTCTTCATACTACCATCAGATGAACCTGCTATTGTATCTTCGTCATAAGTTTTCCACTTACCCATGCCTGTCTTAGGATCACGCTCTTTCATTTTAGCTTTAATGTCGTGAATATACATTGGGATACAGTAGATCACATAAGGTGAACTATTGATTGGATCCATCCAATCTGAACCAGGATCAACTCGTAAATTTTCTGGTGCGATTAAATCTATTACAGGCTTGTCACTAATAATTTCTACTTCATCTTCAACTTTACCTTTAAGTTCACCATCAACGTCTAGTAGTGGTAAACCGTTTTCATCAAACTCTGGTACAAAACCTGATCTAATTTTTTTCTCTGAATATTCCCAATAGTTTTTAGTAGCACATACACCTGTAACTTGTGCATCTTGAAATGCTCCCACTACAGTTAAGAACCATGGAATAGTTTTTTCTAAACGATAGTTAATAATCTTATTCATGATTTTAGCACTTGCTACTTGTGCAGGATCACGATCATCTTCTGGGCGAATACTAACCATATCTTTAGTAGAGAAGAAAGCGGCCGCACATGCAGCTTCGTTCTTACGCACACTTGCTCTAGTCTTTGGTCTAAAAACTTTACTTCTATTTTTATAAGTGTCCGATGAATATTTTGATCCTTTTGGATGCTCTGAATTAAACGCTCTTAAATTTGATTCCCAATCATGTCTTAAATTAGCATCAATAAAATCAGTAGACTTTTCAAATGCATTTTGTGCTAACTTCAAAAATGCTTTATCTTTTTCATTACCTGTAGCAGTTGATTGGTCTTCGGAATTATCTTCGTATTCTTCCATAATGTTTTCCTTTAAAATAATTTGAGGTCTTCTTGATGATAAGGGCCTGCACCTCTTTTAATATTATATCTTTCTAAAAATTCACCACCTGCACGAACTACAAGAAGTAATCCTGGGTCATTTTTTAGTGCGTCAATCTTAACGATAAATCCATACTTTTCACTGAGGACAAAATTTCTAATAGTAACAATGCCGTCACTAACACTTGCGGTTACTCCCCAAGCATGACCCGGATAATGTTCATTTAATTTTTCTGAGACTTTTTTAGATAGTTCAATATCTGCTAATGGAATAGGAGCGTTGCCGTCTTTGTCTTTAGCTTCGTCATGATATTGTAAAGGGCTAATTAGTTCAGACATTAAGGATAATCCTCTTGCCTAAATTCTCTATCGCCAGAAAACTCATAAACTACAGGTCGAGTGTAATCTTCATCGTAGTAATCAGGGTCTGCGTCTAATATTAATTGTATCCAACTAATTTCCATTGTATGCCTCCATGACAATTAAATGTTTGTAAATGTATGTTTATTTTTTTTTAACATAAGCATAAAACATGCTTATGTTTGATAATTTAATAATGTTTTTTTTAGTTTCGTATTTTACTTTGGTCTTAGCGGGCGTTCCTACTTATCTTTAATTTCTACAAAGATAGTTCTATTGTAAGTACGCCCACCAGAAGTTGTAATTTCACATTTAACTTTGTAAGTTGTGCCATTAGTTCCACCTGATACAAAAACAGTTGAAATCCCAGCACTAGTAAAACTTTCAGTTACCTTAGTAAGTCCTGTATCTGGAGTAAAAGTACTACCAGTAACAGTCTCAGAATTCTCTAGTAATGAACCAAAGTTAATCTGATAATCTAAAGTTTCATCAGGATCTTTTACAAAGTATGCCATGTTACGCTACTGTAAATACGCCAGCGGCATTTATTACGATAGTAAATGTACCTGCTGTAGATGCAACTGATCCACCACTTGTATTTAAATCAACATAAGCAATTAATCCATCACTTGCATGTGTATCTGAATATAACGCAGCATATTTAGCTGTAATTGTAACAGATGATCCAAACGTAATATCATCACAGTCAAATTTAACTGTTCCACCAGACTCTGTAACCGTTGGGTTAGCAATAGTCTGAACACTGTAATCACTATCGGTTACTTCATTAGTTAAATCTGAAATAGTCGAATGCGTTGCCGCTGGTGAATAACTTGTTGTTAGTAGTTTGCATTTTAGTGTATCGCCATTTAGGTCGATATCACCATTTATAATTCTTTCTTTGCCATCATTGTAGATGACCCATGAGCCTGCAGCCATAATTTTTTCCTTTATTAGTTATGCAACTCTCTGTACGTCATTGCCGTTTTGGTCATTGACTTGTTGTGAGATCTTGCGAGATTGTTCTTGTGCAATTTTTGTTACCACTAAATCATTTCCGTCTGCACTTAGGAAATTAGCAACAAGCAGTCTGCTTTGTTGCTGTGGTGCGATAGTTCTTCCTGCTGGCTCAAAAGATCCAGTTAATGGAAGAGGGGCTAAAGTTGTAAATTGGTAACTGCCTACATTTAAAGGTATCGTATTACCAATTCTTAAATTGATTTGTTTACCTGCGGTACTTAATGTTTCAACACCTAAGTTAGCATTAATACCAATATTTAAACTAGCTGACTTAACTGCAACAGCCAATGAACTATTACTTACGTTAAGTGTGTTTCCAATTATTAATGAAGGTTGATAACCAACAGTTGTAAATTGATTACCTAAACCAACTGGAATGTTATTATCAATTCTTAAATTAGATTGTTTACCTTCAATAGCTAATGTTCCAAGACCTGCACCAATCGTGTTACCGATAACCAATGATACTTGATATTGAGCATCAAATAGTGCTGTATAACCAACAGAAATATTTTGATCTATAATTTTAGATATTTGTTTACCAGTAACTGTAAGTTGATTACCTAATCCAACATCTATATTACAACCAAGACTTAAACTAGGTTGTTGGCCTATAACATTTAATGTTTTAGTGCCAACACTAACAGCATTACCAATTTTTAAATTAACTGTATTGCCTGTAGTATTTATTGTGCCACTATTTAAGCTAATTGCATTTCCAATACTTAATGATGGCTGATAACCAACACTTGAGCCTAATGACGATGCATTAGGATAAACTTTTACATCAGTAACAACATCAGCTACTTGTTCAGCTATTGTTAAACTGGTTACTCCAACACTTAAATTATGACCAAGTATGGTGCCAACTTGAAACGATTGACTAGCTTGGCCACCCAATTGTGTAGTTATAACTTGATCAATGACAGTTGAGACTTGCTCAGTATTTGTAGCTAGTGCAACTGCACTTGGATATAAATTAGCTGTACCAATAATAGTTGTTGGTAACGGTGAAAAAGTTAAACTAGTTAAACTTGGTTGTATAATAGGTGTCGAGTTGTAACTAACTGCACTACTCGTAATACTTAAACTTGCTGTACCAGAGTTAGCTACAAGTGGTGTACCTGTTAATATAATAGCATCGTCACTTGCGATTGTTAGTCCGCCTGTTCCCACTGCTGATTGACAGTCCGTATGAACTGTTACTTGGTAAGTTGCATCAAAGATTGCAGTGAACCCTACGGTCACTATCATATCTGATCGCCAAGCAACCTGCTTAGTACTTGTAGTTAACGAACCAACACCAGTAGTTAAACCACCAATACCGAATTCACCAATTCCAAAACCACCAATACCAAAGCCAGCCATGATTAATTAAACCCGTATTTTTTAGCCACTTCATCTAAGGCAGCTATTTTTTGTTCAACAGGGCGCATCTTTCTTAATAAGTTAGCTTCTTTTTTTCTGCGTGTGTCGTACTTGTCACCAAAATTATCTAAATTTTTAATAGCTCCATTCCAATCACCATTAGTAATTTGTTTCCAAAAGTTTGGAGTTTTAGATTCTAAATCACCATATTGAAATGCAACTGACGCTATAACTGTCTGAGCAGCTTCAGGTAAACCATAAAAAGATTGTCCTGTTGTTGCTTCAAAAGATTTATTTAATTTTGATAGTGCTTCGTTCTTAGCAAATTTGTTTACGGTTAGAACTTCTTCATCAGTTAAGTTTAAATTTTTATAATCTAAATTTAATGCGTCTTTACCTTTAACACCTAAGTAAGGTCTCATCTTTGCAATTAACTCAGGTGGTAGACCTGCTAGATCTGCATTCTTACGTTGTCCTAAATCAAAACCACTCGCAATAGTAACACCAGAGTTACCTAATACTTCACCATTCTTTGTTGGTACATAGCCAGTAGATTTTGTACCTTCTAATTCTTGTATAAAACTAAAGTCACCTAAAAACCGCTCCCCATGAGTAGGTTTTTTTACTGGTAGCGGTATTACATTGTTATTTTGTATTGTTGCTGGGTTAGGAATAATTTCACCCTTACCATTTTCGCCAGTCATTAATAACTCTGGACCTTGCTCACCAACTAAATAGGCTTTACCTTTTTCAATCATGCCACCTAAAAACATAGGCTCAATTTCTTCAACACTTACAGGAGTGATTGCAGCACTTCCTGCATTGGGAATATCAGTAGTTACTTGGCCACCATATGTTGCAGCTTCAGAATCATTAGGTCCCATAAAACCATCAGGGTCACTAAAAAAACCATCTGACCAATGCGGAGTTTCTCTACCTAAAGTTGTTCCTTCAGTGCCAAAAGCTGCATTGCTCATTATTGCACCTACACTACCAAAAGTATTAGCATAAGCATTATATGCTCCAACACCAATATCGGCTAGAGTTCCACCTAGAGCATTACCCATGTGAGTTAGTTGTTCTCCTATACTAAAGCTATCCCAATTCGGATCCATTGGTGAACCTGGGCCACCATGAACAAAACCACCGCCTGCCGCCCAATCTGCTTGTGCTTGTGCTTGTGCAGCAGCATTTGCACCAGCAATCTCTGAACCTAAACCAAAATTTGCAGCCGCAGCCGCATTGGCCGTAGCGTCATCACCATCAATATAACCTTGTCCTACAAAGTTAGCTGCGGTTGGACCAGAAAAACTTGCAAAGGTTTCTGCACTAAAAGGTGATCCACCTATTGTAGGTCTTTGACTACCTGCATCCTCGTTTTGACCTGCAAAACCATTTGTACTACTAGTGGTACTACTAGTTGTGCCATCCTTATCTTTATCTGTATCTGCTCCACCACCACACATATAATCACATTCCTTAACTGTCGAAAAAAGCGTCTGGTTCCAAATACGCTTGTTTATAAAATTTTGGAGGTGTAGGTTCCATGTCGTAAATCCTGCTAACACAATCAATAAGATCATCGTGGACACCAAACGGGAAATATACACACTCCTCGATAAAATCCCTGGTAAGGTCATAAACTTTTTTCTCCTCGTCTATCCGTTTGATCGGTTCAGCGAGTTCAAAAGTTTTACCTTTACGTTTTTCTTTTACGGCTTTGTCATGCTTGTCATCAATTGATGTATAATGCACAACACCGTTCTTGGTTTTCCATAGAGACTTTTTATAAGCCTCATGCCACACCACTACAGGTAAGAAAAAACGACCATCCAACATATCTGGAATTAATCTTTCAACTCGGTCTTGTTTTGATCCTCCACCTGATCTTGGCCAAGCCAACTCTTTGATCTCAAAGTGTTCGTTGTCCATCTTCATCATTGCTTGAAAGTGTTCTATGTCACTTTGCATTCCGTAACGCTCATATCCAATATGAACACTTACGACCCCTTGCATTTTGATCCACCGTCTGCGTAACAACTTTAAAAAGTTCCAACGCTCGGATAAATTCATCCGATGGCGGTAACCGTCTAATAAATATTTATTTAAATTTGAATCTACACCAATAACTGCAAACGCTGTTCTATCTGATCGTGTGCCTGATCCTTTACTTGGATCACACATGATATAAACATTTAAAGTAGTCGGTCTAATTTCATATGTTCGTAACCAATCAATATCAAACATTGACTCGTTACCTGCGGCAGGATTTTGCAACATCTGCGCAGAAATAGTTGTGGGCTGTGTTTTCTTTTTTCGTTCCCACTCTTCAGGTGACAAAAAAACAGGTTCACCATCCAACTTACCATTCTTAGTAGCTGCATAAATGCGTTCTTTAAACACACCACGCTCTAACATAAAGTGATAAGTGTCGGCTAGGTGATAGCGTGTACCAATGGTCCACACTCTAGATTTATCACCTATGCCTAGGTTGTCGGATAGTTCCCACGCTTCTGTAGTCTTCTTCACCATGTCAGGTGTCGTTACACTTTCTCGTGTAACCACATCATCGTAAATTCTAAGTTGAAAGTGACGACCAGTTGGTTGTCCATCTACTAAACCCCATGCCTCAACTGTGGCTTCTTTAGGATTAGAGTTGCGTCTAACAACTACACCATCATCTTCTGACCATTTCGGAGCTTCACGTTTTTCGTTAGTCCAAACAACGTCAGGGTAGAGATGTTTTAATTTTACACTGCCTTCTAATTCTCTTTTAATTTGACGTAAAAAAGATTTTGCAATCGGCCGTGTATGCGAAAATATACCAATAGTAATTTCCGGGTTTAACAAGATTGCTTGTATCGTGCCTGCGTAAGTAATGATCGTACTCTTGTAATGTCCTCTAGCCCATAAATCTAAATGATCATCAGGGTTCTTTTCAACTTCTCGACACCGTAAATATAACCAAGGGTGTACTAAATCTTTTCTACCTAAAGTAAACGCAAGAAGAAAGAACCGATCAACTAAACCAAGAGCTGCCCAAACTGTATCATCAACATCCATGCCTTTAAGTTTTTCGTAAACTGATAAAGCTGTAGTTAAATCACTAGTTTGTAATTCAGCAGTTACTTTAAAAAAATTATCTTGAGCAAGTTTGTTTGGTAAATATCTGGCAACTGCTAACTTAGTTTCTTCATTCACTTAAAACTGGGTCCACCTACCCACACAACTAACGAGTGTCTTACACCTTTAGTTACAGGAGTAACTCTGTGCAATCTAAAACTTGGAAACGCTACTACCGCACCTTTTGCGCGTACCGCTATATCAGGTTTACCACCAGTCCAAATCTCTAAATCACCGCCCTCATAAGATTCAGGGTCAGAAAGTTGAATGGTTATACTTAACTTTCTAGGTACTATAGTACTTCTATTATTAACACCGCTATCAACGTGCCAACCATAATGCATATTAGGTTTATAAGTAGTGTGTTGAATTGCTTCATACATACCGCTTAGATTAAACTTATAAAAGTTATCGTTGATGTTATTAGTAATGGTGCTAAGTTTATTGTATAACCAATGATTA